GCGACTTGACGCTGTCAAAGTTGCGAGTGATCGCCAACCGTGCGTTTTTGACTTCGGTGCGATGTGAGGTGATCAGCTTGCGGATAGCAACTGCTTCTTTGGCGGTTGCGTCGTCGGTTACTTCTTTAGCTTTGGCTTGTTCCAAAAGCTCTTGAGATTTGATTTTGAACGGCGATATCGTAGCAACCTGCGAATCGACGTATTCTTGTAGCTGTGACATGTGTCCTCCTTTATTTGCCGTTTTCTTCTAAAATTACTTCAGCGTCTTTAACCTCTAGCGACGAGCCTGGCTTATTATCAACATACTCGCCACCGGCTTTCTGATCCTCGGTAATCGCTGTTTGCATTTCAATGCTTAGTGGTGCGTAACGTCCCAACAGTAATTTGAGCACTGTCTTTTTCGCCATTGCGTCAAAATTATCTTTCCAAACGCCGCCGCCACTTTTATAGGTTTTTGAATATCGCTTCGCATGTTTCTCAAGCTCGTCGTTAGTCATAAACTCAGCTTTGCGAAAACCGTTCAGTAGCACGAAATACGCCATATAGCCGATGATCTTACCACTTTTCTCAATCTTAAAGTTAAACTCTGGCTCACCAGTAAACGAATCGACGCCAACCAGCTCGCTTTCGTAAACAGCTCTAGTTCCTAAGCTTTGAAATTGACCTGTCTTCATCGCTAACTGCACAAATCCGCGCCAGCCCATCTGGAATTGAGCCTTGCCAGCGTATGGCACGATGTAGGCAAAACCTAGGTTTTGATTGACTGGCAGGTCTAATGTCGCTGCCGTCAGACAAGCATTGTATGTTGTCATCGGGTCGCATTTGGCGATTGCTGGGCTACTGTTCGCCAGCGCTAGTACACTGGTCAGGAATTGCCTACCTTTATCGCCAAGCGTTCGCTCTGCCGACTTTATGATCGCGTCAGATTTTACTAATTGCTGTAATGTCAGCGGTGCACTGCTTGTTTTTTGAATAGCTGTCTCTGTCACTATTAGCTCCAATCTCCAAGGACAAGGATGTCGTCCATGGTTTCGTTTATATTAAAGTTGACCTTTTCGAGATCTGTTTTGCCAGCTCGTTTATCAAAGCGTTTGATCTCGCTGACAATTCGCTCTAGCTTTACAAAGCCGCTATCGATAAACTCTGGCGATGCTGTAGCGACGCCGACACGATATGGTGCGACAGTTTCGACCACAACCCAGAAGAACTCTTTACTCTCACATTTAGCGATCAGTGAATAAAGTGCTGCTTGTAAATCATAGTCCATTCGGCGTGCTTCCCACTTGAAATCGTCAAACCGTGCGGTGGTTTTGACGTCAAGGCAATATTTGATCTCGTCACCCTGGACGCCAACAACGTCAGCTCGACCGACCCAGTCTTTACCGTCGATTTTTGCCTTGAGCTCAACCTCGTGGTGAGCGTTATCGCCAAGCACTAGCTGATTTGCCAGCGGGTGACTTTTGATTCGTTCGGCGATTGTGCAAATCGTCTCAAACTCAGCTTCGTCAATGATTGGTAGTGTCTGTGCGTCGCGCCATTCTCTCGCCTCTTTCGTGCGATAGTCTGGATATTGCTTGACTACGAACTCTTGCTCGCCGCCAAGTAGGTGAGCGTGTGCCAATTTGCCAATATCTACAGCCTTGCCGTAGGTTTTTTCAATCAGTCCAAGCTTCAATCCTACAGCGTAGTCAATGCCGCTGTGATAGATGTTTTTAGCTGATGAGTATGACCAGTGGTTGACATTTTCAATAGGTTTTTCCACTTACGCCTCCCCCGCCAAAGCTCGATCAAGGAAAGTTGGATCGATTAGGTTTTCTAATTTCTCCAGAATCTCACTTTCACTCATTTCACTTTCTCCTTAAAGAATTTAGTAGCATTTCACCTTACCATCCCAGCACGAAGTCCACGCCCTCCAGCCGCTTATGTCCCAGCTGCGCCGGTCTTTGTAAATCCTGTATGCCAGTGCCACGTTGTACTCCGGATCGTATCGCCTGGCGGTCGCGTCATGGATTGAGTTATTTTGAAACAACCCAGCGTCGTTCGTACCGTCGGTGTTGTAATTAAAGTTCTTCGGATTACACCCACTCTCAGCCTTCATAACCGCCATAGCGATGTTCACGTCCCAGTCGTATTTAGCGACCAGCGGTCGAAACCCCTCGCAGACACCTGCGCCAGTTGCCTCCACAGCAGCTTTTAGTGGCGCAGATGCATGAGCTTCGACCGCTGCGACCTTAGGCTTCAGTAGCGCCGGTCGCACGCTCGCTACTTTACGGCTTTTAACTGCTGAATCTGCTCAGAGATTTTTGTTTCCAGCTGGCTATTCTTCGATTCCTGGTACTTCACCCCCAGTCCGAATCCAACCACGCTAGCGATTAGCGCCACGATGGTGATGGTTTTAATGCTTTCAATAACGTTTTTCCAATTGATTTTTTTCATAATCTTTTCTTCCTTTTTATGTTTAGATTTTTTAGTAATCCCAAGCTGCCCAGGTGCCGGTGGCTTGCTTGGTTTCTGATGCTGAATTTTCGTCAGCTCATATTCTAAGGCGTCTTCGTTAATAGCTGCCTCCTTTCTTGATTAAATATCCCCTTGAGAAGCCAGCTGTCTATGTCGCCACTGTATAATTTCTTTGGCCGATCCGCTTAAGTTTCGCAAAGTTCAATCATTGATAACTCTCAGAAGCCGCTACAAACAACAATCGAGCGACCTCGTTCAAGTCATCAAAAGAGGGGCGAGCCTTTGCGATGCTCGCCCCTCTGAATTTGGGTCTAACCTAAAAAATCACCGCAAAGGTGATTTACGAAGTGCCAAATTGTCCAAAAAAGAACTCTCTGATTAACAGAGAGTTTCTACAGTTTTATTATACCATAGAAACAATCTGTTAATTACTTCGTAAATCGTAATTTTCCAGATTGTTAAAGTGAAAGGCTGGTGGCGGCAATCCTTGCTGCCCTTACCTTGATGATTTCATTTTAGCAAACCTAAAGCATTTTGTCAATACACTGGCTAAATATTCACAATCTCGCCTTTTATGCAAGCTGTGCCAGCGTGCGCATTCGCTGCCAACTTATAGTTCTTTATCTCGTCCCAAATCTCACACATATCGCCGTCCAAATTGTGCAAATACCGCTGCGTTACTTGTAGGCTCGAATGCCGCAATAATCTACGCACCACATCGACGTCAGCACCGCGCTTGCGCACGTCAGTGGCAAAGCTGTGGCGCAGTTCGTGTAACTGAAAGTTCTCCAGCCCTGCCTCACGAAATTGCCGCTGTATTTTCTTGCGGATACCGTCAACCGTTAGCGGCTCAAAGTAATTGTGCCTCGTCGTTTTGATCCACATGTAGTCGATTACGCCAGCTGCCCTAATCCATGCGTCTAGCCGCTCGCGGGTCGTGTCGGATATGTACACCCAGCCGTCTTTACGCCCCTTGCCTACTGTATAAATCGTGCGACCATTCAAGTCGTTCAACCGTAAGTTAGCAAACTCCTGTGCACGCATTCCTGTATCAAACAGTACGCGAATCATCACCTCGGTAAGTAGGTCATCGCATTCATTTAGCACCATCGCAATCTGCTCAGATGTATACCATTTTCGGCGGCATGGAGCGGGCTTTGGCTTCACCACCATCCGCGTTTTAATCTTCATCGGATAGTTCATATCTCGCAGCCACACTATCCACGCCACAATTGTAGCGACGCTGGTACGTATCGTTGTTGGGTTACACCTAGCACCAAAATATCCGAGGGCTTTTTTCTCAATCCACCAATTCAGCTTTTTATTCGTCAACTGCGACATATTCTCGGTTTTTGTCTGAACAATAAATCTGCCCAGCACGCTACGTTTTGTCGCCATGGTCGAGGGGGTTAACTGCTTTACATTCACGCACCACTTCAGGTAAACTCGCAGTTGATTCTCTGCTGGCGTTCGTTTTGTTTTCATCGTAAAACTCCTAAATCTCTCAACGTGTCTATATAGATCGTTATAATCATTGGAATATTTATTCCAAGTCTATATAGACCGTTTCTGGTTAATTATTATGAAAAATCACCCATTATACCCTCCAAATTTCAAGCCAAGCTAGCTTTTTAGGCAAATACCCATATCGCTATACATCTGCGACATCTTTGCTCTACCGCTATAATTCATATCTCGTCTGACTCTTTCCTCCATTTTCCGTTGTTTCTTCTCTTGCCGCTGCCGCGCCAGTTCGTTGATCGCTCTGGCGATTCGGCTGCGCATCCACAGTAGCGACTGCTCCAGATTTTTAAGCGACCAAACCGACGCGAGGTAACGCTCAGGGTCGCGTTTAGTTTTTGCCACTTCAACTGATTCGTCGAACTCTTGTTTGTATTTCTTTTGCCGGTTACGAAACATTGGCAAATACGCGTCATCTTTGATTAGCTCTGACGCTTTGCCGAGGTGTTTACGCATCGTAGTAATTCGTTTATTGTCTACAACGAACATATTACCCTCACTTATTTTTGATATAAGTTTGAGGTCAAAAAGAGAAAACCCCAGCAAAAAACATTACTGTTTTACTGAGGTCTCCCTTGCTCGATTGTTGTTCTCTATTAATATAGCAAATTTTGATGGCAAAATCAAGATAAATGATTACCACAGCGAATACACTCATGATCATATCCGCCGCCCTGATACTGTCCGCAATATTGACAATTATGGCAGTGTTTGCAAATAATCGTCGGCGTTTCACTTGTGATTCCGCACCACACACATTGATACGTCGCACACACCTTTGACTTGTGCTCAATCTGCCTGTCAGTCATGATCACTTCGCCCATCTCCGCCATAGCATTCTTTTTCAGCCGCTTCTGGCTCGGGCGTGGCGGTTCTACCGTATTCCCCGTGTAGTATAAACCATGTCCACTTTCCATAATCTTACCTTTCCATGTAACATTCCATTACTGCCCGAATTGCCGCAACCAAACTCCAGTTTAAGTGTTTTCGTACCGTTCACTTCTGTTGGTTTGCCCTTTGCTAGCCCAAATAGTTCCAGCTCATTTGAAAAATCATATTTTACGCTGGCAGTGTCGCCTTCCAGTCCAGCATTAAACACCTTGCGTCCGCCGCTACCGCCTATCCAACCAATTTTACGCAGTTCTGGCGGTGTAGTGTTCTCCACCATTTGTCCCAGCTGTTCAATTTTATCAAAACCAATCGCCAGATAAACAAACAGGTTTTTTATCTCTATCAAATCCCTTGGTAAAAAAACCACCAGCGTATGTGCCTCCAGCCATCGGCACTGTGCATCCGCCAGCGACACGGTTTTACACTGGTAAGGATATTCCTGATTTCTACTGCCAATCATAAGCGCGCCTCGTAATCATATACTTTAGTTCGCATAGCTTCATACTCAGGGCTATTGTTCAGCAGCTTATCTCCCAGTGGTGCCTTGCCGGTACTCAGCATATCGATAATTACATATATTTTGCCGTTGTAGCCAACATCTGTTGGTTGCGGTAGCATAGTCTCGTCAGCTACTAGTGTCTTGCCAATGCCGGCTCCAGCTGCTACATCGGTATTGCTTTTAACCGCCGAATAATCCACCGCATCGCCAACGGGTGCTTTCGCTGATAATAATATCCTGTAAGGTTGAGAGGTGTTCGTAGTAACGCCAGCTTTTGGATCGATATAGCGGTCAAACAGCTCAAAGTTATCATTGACGATTTCCAGCTTGGTGTTTAAGACTGCCAACTTATGAGCTTCCACCACCCACCATAAATATCTAAAAGGTGCGCCGCCTTTATTACCAGCACTGCCGCCCATGCCAGGCATACCAGTTACATAAATGTAATCCTTGCCTTTTATTTGCCCAGTTCGATAACCCTTCTCTTGCCTGTCGCCGATCATACTAACACCTCCGTTCCCAGCAGCAAATTTAACCGCTCCAGCTTAAAGCTTTGAGGCGGCACATCGAACGCCAGCACCAGCGCCATTAGTTCGCTGTTGCGCGTTCTCTCAGGAATGACTGGCTTCATATTAAGTCCAGCAACCTGAATTTTACCATTCTCTGTCTTAATTGAATCGCTCTTGCCATACAGCTTACGCCACATATCATCGATTTGACTGCTCGATAATTCCACTGGTGTCAAACCGTCAACTGGAGCGAATACTGCTCGTACACCGTTACTGCCAGCCACCATGCACCACAAATCCAAATAAGCCTCAACTATTTGTGCATAGTGGGGCATGAGCATGCGGATATATAGCACTGCCGACGATTGATTGCCTAGCGCTACATACTTGGCAACGTCGCCAGCTCGGAATCCTTCCGCCTTGTCTTCCGCTCCGACAGACAGGTCGCGCTCAGTTGCATCGTAGTAGCAGTGTCCGACAATTGAACCGCGAACTGGCACGACCTGCCTCAGCATTTTTATTTCTCCTTAAGCAACTTTACGATCGCGCTAATAACAGGCATTAAACGGCTGATTCCCGCAGCTATTGCTGCCGAACCGCTTGAGAATATGAGAGACCCCGTCAATGCGTCTAGGCTTCTCATGAACTCAGTGAACTGCGGAACACCGTATAAACCAGTAAACGCTATCATCGTTCCTAAGAATCCCTGTAAAAGAGTTCTCATGGCTCGTCCATTTTTAGTTTCTGGACTGAATAATAATTTAATCTTTTCCATATTTCCTCCTATTATTTTTCCTCAGTGCCATACACGCCGCGAGCTTCACGCTCAGCTTTGCGATTAGCCAGCCACATGATAGCTTCCTCGATTTTCGTAAGGGCTACACTGTTTTCGCGGCATGGTAATTCTCGGTTATAACTTGCCAGCTTTGCGTAGGCGACAGTCAGTAAATCTTCGATAGATACGCCATCACGTTTGCCTTCGCTGCTCTCAAATATAATCTTCAACACCTCTTTATCATTTATGCCTTGTGAATATTCGTCAGCTGGCACGCCGCACCTAAGAGTGTTGTGTAATTCGTTTAGTGCATTATAGTTTAATTTATTCATGATTTCTCTCCATTATTTATTAAAGTTTTTGAACAAATTGGTTAAAAATTCGATGATTTTATTGACGATCGCCTCCAGCGCCGACACTCGCTTTTCTAGGCTGTCGATTGGTTTATCGCTCAGGTACAGCTTATCGATTGCCAGCGTGCCGCCATCCAGTACCATCAAGTCATCATCAACCAATTTCGTAACGTGAGTAACGCGAACCTTTGTTCCCATTGGCAATTTCTTTGCCAGCTTGCCAGTATTTAGATCAGTAACCTCACATTCTGAACGCGTCCAGAAATCTTGGTCGGCAATATCCTTCAGATTCTTTTGCCATGCCGGCTTATCTTTATTTGGATCGGTTGGCGCTACTAGTTCTGTCGCCGCAATACCGAACGGCTTGTTGTTCTTAACGGCGTACTGCGATAGGTAGTATTTCTTGCCCTGCACTACCGTCTCCTTGGCGATATCGATAACCGTCCCTCTAGGAATCACGTTACCAAACGCTTCCATAGTTACCATATTGACGACACGCAGTCCTGCGACTGGTGCGACGACCAGTTTTATATCTTCAATATCGTTCAGGTTACGCACCCACTCGCTTCGTTTCAACTCTTCCGCTTGGCGAGCCAGCTCTGCACGGCGTTGGTGCGCCTCCTGAGAATTATTTACATCAGCACGAATTTGGTCGATTGACCATCCCTTAGCAGCTTGCCCCAAATAGTGCCGCAAACCCTCTGGGTCAACTTCACGCCCTAAAATTGAGCGGAACACTTCGCGGATCTGTGTCTCGTTGACTGTCGGACGCGAACCGCCGCCAGCGTGATAGCGGTCAGCGATTGCACGGATACGGTTCTTGTCGATTGGTGAGCAACTAGTATTGAACCATTCTTTATGCACGTAAATATTTAGGCGGCGGCCGTAGGCTTTCTCCATATCGTAATGGAATTCGCCCATCGTCTCATAATCACCATCGCTAAGGCGTGTATTACATTCATAACCGACTGTTGTAGCGTTACCTCTAGCGTTACCGGCGTGCCAAGCTGCGTTTACTGCGTCAACAATCCACGCCACTCTGCCCGCCTCGCCGACAGTATGCGCTGAAGTATTACCATTAGCGCGGCATAGATAATTCACTATCGACATAAAGTCTGAATTACTACCCCACCAATGGTACGTTACACCCTCTACGGCTCGTGCCATGCCATACACTGCCGGTACTTGGCTTCCAGGCGTATAGTTCGGCGAGTTAAATTGTGTTAATTCTTGGTATGCCATATTATTCCTCCTTTAATTGCTCTAACATACTCATTTCGCTATCCTATCGATAATTACCATTTTTAGTATTGCCCCAGCCACAGCGGCGATGATGAACCAAACTATCCTTGCTTGGTTATCTTCTAGTTTGTCTAGTCTATCTTCATGATTTCCTACGTCTTTTTCTAGCTTCACTAGCCGCTCTACTACCACCGTCAGATCCAGTCTGTCAATCTTTGCACTGATTGATTCTATCTGATTTCTGATGTTCTGTATGTCGGCGTCCATCTTTCCCAATTTTTGCCATAGCTCCGCTTCGTTAGTATTATTTGCTGCTGCCATGCTTTGTCGGTCTCCTTTCTCTCACCCCAGGCCGCAACCAAATAAAAATATGCGTCCTGAAACGCATATACTTACCTACATTATACCACGGTTTTACCGTAAACATAATACATTTGCGATGGTTCTATACAACCACAACATTTCGATTGGCAAGACTTTGTCCGGTCAAAACAGGATGGCACCGACCAACCAGCTGGCGCTGCATTTATTCAATACGGACGAGCTAGGCTCAATGCCGCCAGCGGCATTGAAGCGGCGGGGCTGGTAACATTCCCAAGACAGTTCAAAGCTGGCACTATCCCTGCTGTAATTAGCACATTCAACGGTTATACTTCACCTGGCGAAAGTTGGACAGACACACTGAACTCCAGCTGGGCGGCAATAACAGTAGCGGCCGTTGATGTCTCAAATGTATCGTTCGCTCCGCGTATTCGTCGGCTAGATGGTGCAACACTTGGCGGTGCGTATTATTTTAGCTGGATGGCAATTGGGGTAGTTTAACTAGCTACTTTTTGTATATTCTACCCACAATTCAAACTTAGCACCATTCCGCGGCGATGGCGAGCGTGTTGCGAAAAATATGCCGTCAGGTGTTTTCATAACTGAACTAAAACCAGTGATAGATGCATTTCCGTCCATCCGTACTCCTGGAATCGCAACTTTAAGCGTATTTGCCGAGTCTTCGCAAAAATAACCACCGCATGCTATGACATTGTCAACATCTTCGTTAAATGTTTGCGAATGTCGAGTTCCAGCTCCAGCAATTATATTGCCAGAAAACGTTTTTCTATAGATATACTTATCATCAATCCATTTTTTACCAGTATTAGATTCATTTGTTGAGTAGTCGCGAAAGTCTAGCGATAAACTCTGTGGTTGTATAGAACCATCGCCTATACCTGTTCCATCATGAAAACTAGCGTCATTTGCCGCTAAAAGATTCATTTTTGCGGCCGTTAAAATTTCGCCCGGCACAAAGTTCAAGTTAACATACGCCATATCATTTCACCCTTTCTACTTGAAATGTCTCAAATCGCTCAATAATCATACCTTTGTCGCTATACTTCAGTTCGTAATCTGCCTGCTCTTTATTGGCACTTTGCTTTAGTGCCACTTCGCTTTCTAATTGTGCTCGCTCAAATGGGCTCATAGCAAACGAATTAACCAGCTCTGCTGGACTAGCCTCGCCTGGCTGCACTGGGTTTATCGTTCCCCGCTCAAATTTAGATAGCCGTGTATCGTTGCCAGTTAACGCTTCATAGCCGATCATCGGAAACCCTTCAGGTGTTTTGTCCAGCCTCTCACGGGTCGTCAGAAATAGCCCCTGATAGTCATAAATATCACGGTCGCCGCCTCGCCGCGGTGCGGTAATTGCTGAAAAGCCTTGAATTATCTTTGCCGGAAAGCACTCAACCGCGACCACCAGATTAGTTTTCAGGCACCTCACAAAGTACACCTGGCTGTAATGCTGAGCATAAAAATCCGCCATCTTTTCCAGTTCGGCTTGGTCTTGCGTTTGCTTGGCTATCTCGCTATCCATTATTTCCTCCAATAAAAATACGACCGCCGCTCTGGTTGGTCGTATATACTGCTTACATTATACCACACTTAGTTTGCCAGCACATCTCCACCATCCAGCGTTGATCTATCTAGCTCAAACACGCTAACTTTTGGACGCTCCTCCACCTCCAAGCTCTGCCGGAAGTTAGCATTCACACCACCCGCCAGCTCGTAACTGGTAATAAAACAGTTGAAACTATCCGCCAGCTCATCAATCTGCAAGTCCACCGTGTCGCCAATTTGCAAATACGGCACAAAAAAGTTATCAAGCTTGAATTGTCTGTTCGGATTTGAGTACAATGTCACGATATTGTTAGCAATCGCTCTCGCGCCGCCAACATCCTGCACCAGGTTATTTTCAATCTTCAGAATCTCCGCGCCAACGCCAGTTGACGTATCAGGATTGACGCCATATTGCTCGATACTCGGCTCACTCACGGCGTTTTCGGTAATCACCTGCGTTACCTTTGCCGGAACGCCCCACAGCTGGATGCGGTTAATGTAGCCGTCCACGCTTGAATTATTGCGGAAGGTCATTTTATAAGTGCTGCCGAAGTTGTATACCGACACCAGCTGCACGCTGATCGCGCCGCCAGTTCCGTCGGAACTCCGCGCACCAGAGTACATCGATGTACCAGAATTGCTACTTGCGTGAATCGGTCTGTCCACGCTCACAGCGTAAAAGTCCCCGACATTATCCTGAAATTCGGCGAAAATGTCGATAGTCTTACCAGCTCTTATTTTCGTCTGTTCACTACCCTGTTCCAGCTCCCACAACTTCTGAAATGCCTGCACTTTGAACGGCTTTGCTACCACCTGCGCCGAGTTTATCACTGGCGTTGACTTAATCTGTAAGTTAGTCAAATTAGAATAACTGTATGTATGAGCTGTCGGCTGCGTCTTTGCCAGGTGTGTCCTATTCCAAAAGCGAATTATGCCCTGCTCGTCAACAAACACCAGCGCTGCTTCCGCCTCTGCTAGCTCTTTCAATAAATCAGTCACGCTCTTGTCTTTTGGCGATAAGTAGCCAATTGCCACCTGCTGCGACCTGTCGATTTCGAACTGGTCAGTGCTGAATCCTTGCTCAATCAACAAATCCCGCACAATTTCGTGTGCAAACTTACCCACGAACGCTGGCAAATTAGAATATTTTGTGTCCAGGTAGGTGATTGCGTCAAACGCCGTCAGATCCACCGTCTGCTCAACAATATTCACTGTCGGTGTACCTACAAAGCCTACAAAGTTCGTGATCATTTCGCCGTCATATCCAGTTAATATCTTTATTGGTCGCCCCGCCTTGATGAATTTGCCAATCACTGGGTCTTTTTCTGGCAAAAATCGCCCCGTCGTATTATTTAGCGTGATTGTCGCCTGAGCTGTGACGACACCCCACGAGTAACTGCTCACTTTTTTACTAATTTTGAAGTTCTTGACGTAACGACTCTCGTCCGTGTACACATACTTGTCGAAAAACGTCACCACATCGCCTGATCCTTTTAGAAAGTCTCCGCCATCCAGCGCTGAAGAATCCAAATTAAAGAACCGCGTAGTAGGATTTATTTGCTTACTCCATCCCAGCATCACCGCGAAGTCAGTCTGCTTGCGCGGTGCGTTGACCTTGCTGATGAAATTAGCCGAAACCGCCTGCATTTACACCTCCCGAATTGTTACGGTTAGGCTCGTCATCAAGCTGCCGCCGCGAATATACTCGTCGGTGTCGCAATCTGTCATAATCCCGTCGAACTGAAGCACGCCGTATTTTGATTGGTCGTTATAAAACCTCACCGTGCCAGCGGCATTAAAGATATCCTCAAAGAATCGAAACTGCACTGGCGTTACTGCCGTAAATGTCATTTTGGCACGCTTTTTGGATGGAAAGCTATGCCTTTCAATACTGCCATTGATTGAAAGGTTGTCAGTCTTTACCACCACTGGCGAATCATCGTAGCCGCTTGGATAAATTGGTATTTCTTGACCGTTTAATCGTATCATCGGAGCGCTCCTAACTGATCAAGCCGTAGTCCCTGCGCTTTCAATGCTCGATTGATTTGCTTTGCGATACTTACTGCATCCTCCTCGCTAAATTTCTCGTCTCTAGTGGTCACATTCACGGTGATATTGACATCTCGCGAGCCAACACCATCGCTTCGTCTATTGATTTGCGCTACCAAGCTCGCCATCTTACTTTCTGGCACGACCCACTCATTCTGCCCGCCGTCACCAGCATAAATAATCGAACCGCCGCCTTGCGGCGTAACGATACCACCGGTCGCCATTCGTGGAATATGTAAACTTGGAATATTGCCAATGTGTACGCCTGGAATCTTATTGATAAGTCCAATTGCACCGTTAATCATGCCAATGAACCCGTTTGCCATCCTCTCAACCATGCTTAGTGCACCATTAACTGCACCCCTAACTGCACCGCCAATAGCATTACCAACGAAGCTGCCCAGCCTTCCGAACATTCCAGTAATAGTATTCCACACACCGCCGAAGAATCCCGCCAGACCGCCAAATATGCCAGTGATAGCGTTCCATGCTCCGCGGAAAATACTGCCAAACCATCCCGCCACGCCAGCGAATACACCGACGATACCATTCCACACGCCGCCAAACCAGCCAACAGCTGCGTTCCACACGCTCACGATAATATTCCATGCGCCGCTGAACACGCCGCCAAACCATCCCACAACAGCCGAGAATATTATCACAATGCCATTCCAGACATTAGCAAAGAATCCTACCACAGCATTCCACACCGCTACGATAGCGTTCCATGCACCCTGGAATAGTCCGGAGAAGAATCCGACCACCGCATTAAACGCAGCAACAATCCCATTCCACGCTCCCTGGGCAGCGGCGACTACGCCATTCCAAAAGTCCGTCAGCCATTTCTTGACTGTGTCCCAGTTGGCGATAATTAGCGCCACCACACCAGCAACAACAGCCACAATAGCACCAATCGGACCCATCGCCATTAGCCAGGAGGCAGCAATCCTAGCACCAGCCACTAACGCTTGTACGCCCATCATCACAAACGTCGCTACCGCCTTTGCGCCCATCACTACCGCACCAGCCGTCCATTTGCCGAAAGCTATAGCCCCTTGCACACCCATAATCCCAGCGTGAATTACGGCTTTGCCGCTCATCAGCACAAAGTTTTTTATAGCTCCGGCGCTAGCGATAGCCGCGTTCTTGATCCATGAGCCAAAAGCTATAGCTCCCTGAACCGCCATCTTGCCAGCGTTGACTGTCGCTGAAACAACAGTCTTCGCCAAGCTCTTGGCTATTTCAGCTGCCATTCCTGCACCCTTAACTGCTGCATTTTTTGCCATCACAGCAAACGACTTCGCCGCTTCAATGCCAATCTGTACTAATTTTGGCAATACAATTGTTCCGATGACAATACCCAGATTTATCAATAGTGTTTTATTGTCGTTAATCCATTTCGTGACAGCATTAAACACATCACTAGCAATCTTTTTTGCCTCTTCGAACTTTGTAATAAACCAGTCTGCCACAGCCTGCCCAAAATCACTCACAGCTTTCTTAGCATCATCAAAGAACTTACCGACACTCTCGGCGATACTCTTAACAGTGTTGCCGGCACTCTCTAAAAAGCCCTTGATGCTATTTATGGAATCGTTCCAGGTGTTTTTAATCCATTCAGCAGCCTTGCCGAAAATGTTGAATTTCATCTGGAGGAATACGAGAGCCGAAACTACAGCTGCAATAGCAACCGCCCACAACATCATCGGATTACCAGTTAGTGCAACACTCAGTATCTTGAAAGCACCGGCTGTACCCTCTATTCCTTTTTTATATTCATTAACCTGCTTAATCGCACCAGTTATGCCCGACCCAACCTTCATGATCGCCCAAGCACTTGCCAAAGATGTTAGTGCCGGAACTAGGTTGTTTATGATCGTATCTGCAACCTTCTGCACTGTATCCTTATTCTCTTCCAGCCAATTTGTCGCATCCTCAACGGCTTTGCTGATTTTGTCAAACACACCGCCAGCTTTGACTTGGCCGGTCGCTGCATCCACGCCGACAATTTTCATGCCTACGTTGGTAATTGTCTCCAGCAGGTTGCTCATGCGACCGTTAAATGTGCGAGACTGCTTAATTGCACCCTGAAAAGCCATACCACCCTCAGCACTCGCCATCTGGAGCGCCTTACGTAGCACGTCAGCCGTAACCTTACCCTTCGACAGGTCATCGCCAAAGGTTTTAATGGAGTGTCCCGCACCCATCGCTGCGATGATGTATTTTTTGAAACCACCAGCGCCTTGGTTGATGATCTGATACCAGTCTTGCGTCATCATTTTGCCAGTACCGATTGCCTGCGTAATTGGCAGTGCCAAGCCCTGCAAATCCGCACCTGTTGCACCCGCTAAGTCGCCCAAGTTTCGCATCCAGCCCATCAAATCCTGGACTGCCACGCCGTTTGCCAGGAACATTTTGGCGGTCGCCTGAATAGACTTGTTATCAAACGCCGTCTCTTTACCGTACTGATATAGCGTCTTCATGACGACGTTCGTCGATTCTACTGATCCTGTCAGCGATTCAAATGACGATCGCAGTGACTGCAATTCAGATGCACTTTTTACAAACGACATCAATCCAAAGCTACCGCCCACCGCCACCGCAGCGACGCGCTTCAGGGTCGATTCAATGAATCCGCCCGCTTGGCTAAACGCATCCTTCAAATTAGCAGCATTGCCGACTAGTTTCTTGCCTACATTGCTGCTAAAATTTTTAACGCTCGCCTGAGCAGTCTTCAAGGCAGCCTGCAAGGCTGATACGTTTGCTCGAATTGTCAGAGTGAGTGTGCTGTTATTCATCTTCCGCCTTCTTTTCCTAGCGGACGAAAAACAACAAAAAATGCGGCTCAAAGTCCGCATATATTACCCATATTATATCACATCGTGGTATAATCCCTCCATAAGGAAAGGAAAAACAAACTGCCACCATGTTTAATCTATTTAAGAAGAAAGAGAAACTACCGCTACTCGCCAGTGGCGAATATAACGGGACATACAATCCCATAAAAGATAGTGTTTTGTCAGCTGAGTTGGCATTCGATCACAATGGCGTTACTTTCTCGTTTGACAAAGGCATCAAAAAAGATATTGTGCGGAGTTTTGATTGGTCAGAAGTCGAGGGTTTCGACTTCAATTCAAAGAAAGAAGATAAAACCGTTGTTTTTCGTACAATATTGTATTTGAAGGACGGGCAAGTCACTCTAGTTAAACCAATTGAAGAAAGCAACGTTCAGTACGGTATTATCACCACGCTAGAACCTCACTATAAGAAAATACGCGAGTTCGTGGCTAGCAAACTTGGTGCCACTGCTTAGTAGTGATCGCTTCTCAGGATATTCTTTAGTAAATATTTCCTAGTCAGCTTTACCGCTTCTTTTGAAACAGTCTTTTTCTCTAGTTCTGTCTGGGCAATTCCATCAAATAGCTTTAGATAATGCTCTTTGGTTATTCTTAATGTCTGTCTAACTTCGCAAGTAACTAGTAGTACATGGGCGAGGTCGTAATCGTGATATTCATCGTGGACTACGCTTTTTTCGCCATCAACTATCAACATTGCAAATAGGAATCCCATTCTAATAACACCCTTACTAGCACGCTCTTGTTTTATAAAATCCATTCTAGCAGAATATATTCTGCCCCAATCCCTTGAACCGGAGGCTACATCCATCACGTCGCCGTTTAATATACGCCAGCCCTCATCTCTACGATTAAGCTTTAGGAGATAATCGGCTATTATGAATAACGCTTCCAGATAGTCTCTATCAAATATAGCATCTTTTATTTTTACTGAATCAAACATATCCTTAAAACGATGATAGTAGTCGTATGCAAACTGCGATTTCCTATAATATAAAGAAATGAGCTTATCGGTTAGCACTAGCCCGTTTCTAACAATAACTCTTTCTCTACAATTAGGACACGTCGTTGCTCTTTTAACTTCCCTACCAAAATCTGCTCCACACGCCGAACAGTGCCGCGAATCGGCTTTAGGGAATATAATCAGCATTCTCTCTTTTTCCGACATTTCCCTATCTGGCAAAGCAACGCTATTTTTCATCGTAGAGATAATTCTGTTTATTTCCCGTTGATATTCCAATATTTTATCTTCAATATGTAGATTCCTTGGTCGATTGTATTTTTTTCTTGGTTTTGGACGAAAAAGCGATCTAAAAAACATAGTCTTATTTTATATCAAAGAGTAGTGTTCATAAAGAACACCACTCTGCCAATATATTACTGCTGCCCCGCTTTATCGATCTGCTCTTTTTCGACTACCGCCTCAACTTGACGCCGTGCTAGGATGGCCGCGGTAAACTCTTCTGGCTGATCCATGTATTCATTGTACGTCCATCCATACTCCTTACAGATGAGCGCAATCTGAATCATCTTTGGCACTTCGCCAGAACCGTTGCGCAGCGCGCGGTCATATTTAATTGACCACGCCTCTATTCTTTTGGGAGCTCCTTATCCTTGCCGAAGACCTCCATGACCTTATTGCTGATTGTCTCGTAGTCGTCGCCAAATTCGCTGTCCATCAGCGCTTCAAATGGCTGTTCGCGGTTGCCACAGTATTCCAGCAGCAGTTTTTCAATCAGCTTGTCGCTCGCACCCATGACATTACCCAGGTCAACATCTACATCACCGCCGCTAGCTTCCATCTCCTTAGTGGACATGGTTTGACCTTCCAGCATTAGCCGTCGGTACATACTGCGGTCACGGTTGCGAATAAACCCGCGGATAACAGCATTACGTCCGTCTTTTAGTTCGATAAACAGTTCTCGATTACTCATTTATTTGCTCCTAATACTCGTATTTATTAACCAGTTCCGCTTCGATAGTCTTGCCGTCTGTGATATTCAGTAAGCCCTCAAAGTTGATCGTCTCAGTTGAAATGTCGCTCAGTCCGTAGCTCGGCTCACGGCTTGAAATCGCCACCTTGCTTATAGTAAACAGCAGACTGGTTGGCGTGGTGCTACCAGCTTTGTGGTTTTTGTCGATAAAGCCAAACTGCATTGCCTGAGTCGTACCATTCAACATCATGCCTTTGTAGGTGTCGTCGGTGTACAGTTTCTCGATTGAGCCACTAACCTCAAAGTCTTTGTTAAAGATTTCCTGAATGTCATCCTTAGAACTTGACGTCTGAACTGCTTCCAAGTTTTTCTTAATTTCCAGGCTGAAACTCTTAACATCCTGGAGTTCTGGCGCTGCCGCCAATCCAGCTGCGTCGGCTGCCATTTTCAGCAGCACGTCCTTTGGAATAAACTCTGTCTCTGTTGCGTCATACGCAATGGTAACGGACGATGGCGTTACGTCCTTGGATTTTTTCGACATCAAGCTTACTTCAATCTTCGGATAGTCATCAGGTGTCCATGAAATCTTAAAGCTCTCAATCATGGCGTACGGAAACTGCCCGCAAAACACCGATTCCTTGATGGTGATAGTCGAGCTGATATGAGTGTTCTCGTTATTCAGCGAGAACAAATGCTTTTTAGCCCCCGTATCGCCAGCAACAGGTGTCGTTGCGGCTTTTTGACCAAACACCAGTGCTAGCCAGTAATACAGCCCTTTTGCCCACGTCTTACCACCAATTGAACCCTCGCCTTTAACACTCATCACATCGACAGCATTGTTTTTAGTGATGTTGTTATACGCCGATTCATTAGTTTTCGTCTCAGGAGTATCCTTAAAGCTAAAATCTAGTTGCGGATAAAAATACGTCGGCATTTTGGCGGTGCCTCTGGTGTCTTCCAGCGCCAACCCCACGGCGGTCTTTCGACCTGTTACAATCTTTTTCTCTGCCATTATTCCTCTCCCTCCTTATTTTCGGCTTTAGCTTTTTTAACTGCTTCTTCAAAGCTTTCTGCTTCGACAGACACGCCGAACTCTGGCAGATAAAATGACTGCTTCGGTGCGGGTGCTGCTGGCTGATTATCTTTCTTCACGGTTAATCCCTTTCTTACGCGAAATCATCCAATGGGCAAAAGAAAATGCGACCAAGGCTGATCGCATATACTACCCGTATTATACCATGGTGCTTACATTTATCCAACCATATCACGAGTGCGCACCGTAAATCGTATTAAAGCTTCGTTAGTAAATACGCTGCCGCCCCGCTCGCTGACTACATACTCTATTTCCGTTTGGCTGCCCAGGTCGATTATTAACTCATCAGATTGTTCGTCCTGGAATCGTCTCAGCACAGATAAAATTGTCTCAGGTAGTAACTTATTCTTACTATCTCGCCCGCAAATCATCTTTACCAGTGCCATATGGCTTCCGCTACGTTTTGCCGTGCTATTAAAATCCCTAGTAAGGTCATATGCCACGTTGATTAACACCGTCGAGTGAGTTTCGATTGAATGCGAGGCATCATCAATGACACTCTGCCGCTCGTAACTAATAAAGCACATCGGCAAGCTTGATTTGTCCACCACCATTGGATCGCCCAAATAATATTTATTCCTCAAATCTTTCGGTCCGTGCTCATTTAACAGGTTGCGCAACTTTGCTAAAATTGGGTCTTCGTATTGCATTATCTCTCTCCTTCAGCCTCTAAATAAATTTGTAATCGCTGGCGAATATACCGTGCTTGCGGTTCAGTCATACCCCACATCTTACGTGCTGGCATGTTTTTCGTGCCCATCTGATGATATTTGAAATAACGCGTTGGGTTTTTAATCACCGCTTTATCGCTGTATATTTCCGCCTTAAAGCCATCCTTCATTTTGCCTGTCTTATTTAGTAGCGGCCACGGATAATTTCGCTTACGTTTACGCCACTGCACACCAAAAACCGCACCACGTTTACCGCTAAAGTTTTTGGAAATCTCATCCAGCATAAAGTTAGCCGCCTCCTGCAACGGTATCCGCAAACTGCTAGCACGTTTCCATCGATTTAGCAGCACCTGATTAAACTGCTTCAGCTCCTCGCCATCAACGGTGATAGAAACTGCTACTTTCTGCCCATTCATCTACCAGCACCGCCAATCCAGCGAATCTTCGCTACTGATATGCGGCTTTTTCTCAAATAAATCACCGTCATCTCGCGCTGCAAATCCTTGAGCGTTCCGCGCCTGTGCCCCGCCGCAGACAGCAGCGATCAAGGCACTCAGTTTTTCGTTCGCCAACTCCAGTTTCTTATAGCCGTCCTTGCTCGTATTTTCAATATCTTCATTAAATCCATAATCCCGCACCAATAGCATACCGGCAGCCATTAGCCGCTGAATGTAGCGTAATGTTGGCTTATATTCCTCAGCCCAGGCGGCTTCGCACGGAATCTTTGATATGATTTCGCTCAGGGCTTCAGCCCGCACTTTCTCGACATATTCAGGCTCTGCACTAGAACTAGCAAATCGCACCGATACTTCCTGCCCAGAAACAACCGGCTTTTCCAGCGTAATCAACGCATTGGTGGTGTCTACTTCGGTTACTTTGACTAACTTATTATCCACCAGCACTCGCACATCTTTTACGTCAATTGTATCGTCGCCGTTGACGTCAGCCAAGATATAGTCTCCTAGCGAAATTACCGAACTGCTAACATCGTTAAACTCCAGTAACTGGCGGTGATACAGTCCCGCTTCCTGTAATATATCTTTGATAGTCTGGTTTATCTCGTGATTCATATTATTTCTCCTAATCCTCAAACGAAGGCGGGCGAACCATCCCCCGCCTCAAGTCTGTCGACTAAGAACCTTTCACAGCCACGATGAACTGCATTGCTTGGTAGGCTGCGTCGTAACGACCGCGCAAGCCCCAGCTAAAGATGTCATTCTCGAACGCCTTGTCGCTGTTCAGGTCGTTTTTCGCAACTGGTGCACCAACCTTGATGCGCTCAGCGATTGTCAACGGGCACATACCCTCTTTAGCTGCCACCAAGAATGCTGCTTTGCCAGCGATGCGCGGGTCAACAATCAGCTCGACACGCTTGTAATTGGTGTTGCTCTGTCCGTTATCCAGGCGTTCGCGGAGCAAGATTTTCTCAGCTTCCTCGCGGTTTTCCTGACCAACAATCAAGTGAGTTGGGATTGGATTGATGAGGTCGCCGGCAGCATCTTTCATGCCAACCAACGCATCAAAAGCCTTACTAAATGTTGCGGCACTGAACGCACCAGTAACCAAGTTGCCGCGGTCAGCGTGGAAGAATGGCTTACCATCACTCAAGTTAGCAGTAAAGCCAACAGGAAGCGCTGCCACAGCCAATGCGCCGTAGTGGCGTCCGCTCTTAGTAATCATCACGCGGGTTTGGTTTGGAATCTGACCAAGGTCGTCATCCTCAACCTTTTCGCGCTCAACGTCCAGAGTTGATTCCCACTTTCGTGGAGCAATCGTGTGGACGGTATTGTCAGCCACGCCGTGTTTGCGCTCTGATTTGAACTCACGCATACCAGGCACGCTGTTGAGCGTCACGATGTTGTTAACAGCACCTTTTACTGGTGTAACGTCGTACAAAATGCCCAACAGAGGGTCTTTGTACTCTTTTTTAGTCGTCTTGTATACTGTTTTGATGACAGTATCAAGCTTCTGTAACATCTTTTTAAGTTCGTCCATCTCGTCTTCCTTTCTTAGTTCAGGCGAACGCCTACAGTTTTATTGTCAACAACTTCAACAATCTGTCCGATTGCCGGCGCGGTGCCGCTAACAGTCGTTGTTACCTTGTCTGATGCCGCAATAGCAACAGCCTTGCCTAAATCAGCAGCCGCTACTGCGTCGATTGCCAGCTGGAACACGCCAGTTCGATAAACGCGTACCTCGTCCTTAATTAAGCTGCTGGTGTTTTCCATAGCAACGCCCAAGAATGGTTTTACTCCAGCTTCTGCTGCCCTAGCGTTACCGCTAGCGTCAACAGTAACTAGTTGTCCGCGATTGATTACATTGCTACCGAATGGAGCTGAAATCAAATCGCCGTCTTGTCGTAGAAATGTCATTATTGTTTCTCCTTCTCACGCTTTACTTCTTTATAATCTTCTTCGTTCAGTCCGAACCGCTCGATGTCTGCTTTATCGGAGTCGTCCAGCTGAACTTCATCACCATTTCCATTGCCGCCTTCACCGCCATCTTCGCTCAATAGCCGCATTGCCGGCATTGCCGCAAAGAGTTCCGATAATAACACATCAACAGATTTGGTTTTCTTGTCAGATAACTGCACCTTGGTATCTTTGGCGGCACATAGTGCCAAATAGCTCTCCTTTTGAGCCGGGACAAGCTTACCCTCAGAAAGCAGCTTCTCATATTCAGCCTCAGCCTGCTTTTCCGATAGTTCTCGCTTCTGCTTTGCCAGTTCGGTTTTTTCCCGAGCCAACTCAGCTCTTTCAGCTTCAAGTGCTTTCTGCTCTTCAGATAAGTCTTTCTTATCAGATAGGTTATCCTCTCCAGACTTGTCCTCGTCTTTATCTTCTGGCTCTTTAGCGTCAGCGATTTGCTGCTTTACCGCTTCCTCCTGATCTTCAGGAATTTCAACGTCTGCACCAGCAGCGACGGTTGCGGTCTTCTCCTCGCCGTCTTCCTGCCACTTCACCTCGACGTCAAAATCACGGTCGTTAGTTACTGTTACTTTATTCATCCCATTCTCCTCTCTCTTGTTATTAGATGAATCACTAAGCACAATGGCTGCCTGCGACATGTCAGACAGCGCCGGCTCAAAGGCGTGCATACCTTTGAGATATGGGTCGGTCACTAGCCCTACATGTTGGAGTACCGCACCCTTGAGTGAGCCATCTTTCTTGTCCTTGTATTGCAAATCCATACCCATTGATACGTTTGGAATCAGGTTTTTGTCGATTTTATCGGCAACTGCATCGTCGCGAATTTCTATCAAACCGTACAAGCCGTCTTCTCGTGCCTCCAGCTCCAGCAACTCGCCAGTATTAAGGCTTGCCAAGCTTGAGCTGTCATACGGGTGTCCTAGTGGCACTGGCACGTAGTCCAAAACTTTGTCATTAAAGTTCTTCACCAGCTGATCAACTAGGTTTTTGTCAATAACCAACTTTGAATTATCCCAATCATTTGGGTCTATCCATTCTCCATAAGGACAAAGCTGCTTCCAATACCGCTTATACTCGCTCTTGCCCTCGTCGCTCAGGCGGATGTTATCTCTTGTCTTTGTCGAAACTGTAAACATATTATTTCTCCCGATACGCCCCAAGAGAAATTTGCCCCAAAAGAAAATGCGACAAACTCGCTTGTCGCATATACTGGTCGTATTATATCATACTTGTGGTTAAAGCAAAACTATTTGTTTTTATGCTGCTTTTCCAGCTGTTCGTCTAGGTATTCAGAATCCATTTGCCAAATCCTATGGAGACGGCGTGCTGCTGGGCTCAACTCCTTGCCAGCTTCTCGGTCTGATTTAGCCTTTGCAATGGCAGCATCGAGCTTAGCGACCTCATCTTCAGTGAAATCATCTTCATTGCCCTCGCTCAGATACTTAGTGTCTTCCGTCATAACCATTCTTACTATACTAACTCCATTATCTCTTTTTTTGATGCTTTTTACAACGAATTTCTTCCCTCTCGATAATAAATACTCTCCCTCGTTTAACATTGAGGTAGCGCCATTATCTGCTAGCACTTTCTCTACATCCAGGTATGGCATACCTTTTGGAGCAGTAAACTCCAGGATATATTTATGATTATCCGAGTGCTCGGCAAAATCAGCTGAAACGCTGGCACTAAACGTAGTAGACGCATAATTAGGATGATCAAGAATATCGTTCACCCTCAGCTCATTCTTTAGTCCGATACCACGATACAACACCACGTCCTTCTCCAGCTTCGTCTTCCTAATCGCCTTATCCAACTGCTTAATGTCAGCCTCAGCATACTCGTTCATCGGCTGGCGACCCAATAACGCCTGATTGATATTTATAAACCCATTGCCCTTGTAAGTTTCAACGCTCAACAGCTCCGCTTTGGTGTATTGTGCCATGTATGGGTTCTCTTCAATCAACTGCGGCTTCGGCGTTCTCTGAATCTTCTCAATGTTGCGCATCTGCGTGTTGTTCGGCGGGTTTATCTCATCCTCCGGATTGTCGCTTAGTAGCCGCGTAAAGGTTGATCGGCAATTAAAATGCCGCGGTGGAATATACTCAGGATATGTCTGCCACTCCTTCCACGTCATCACCTTACCATCCAGTGTGCTACAGCCAGGCGACGTTCGTGCATCCAGAATTGCCGAAAACTCCAATACATCGTCATCGTCCCATACTGAATTACGCCCGGAATTGACCGCTTGTGCGATTGCGTACGACGCCGTATCCATCAGCTTTGTCGCAAACCACGCCAGAATCAGTTTCAGAACCTCAGCACTGTAATCAATCGGCTCATCATCCAGTACCACTCTATCCATCACCAGGCTTTTAGCGTAATTAGTCAGGTCATCCTGCTGCTTTTCAATGATCCAGTTGATATACTCAACTGCCGCTTTGGTTAAATCATTGCCGTTCTTCGCAGCCGGCTTACCCATTTCATCGCTAGCACTGATTTTTCCAATCTGATACCCCTGCTTAAAGAACGACACCAACGTTCGGCGGTACTCCACTGGAAACACCACCGCATCAATGTCGCTCACCAGCTTTGATTTTGCGACCTCCTGACTGACCTCCTCCGCCACAGTCTCATAAACTGGGCGGATTTGGTCTAAAAAACGTTTTTCTAGCTCCTGCCATCTGGTGTCAAGCTTCTTCAGGCTCTCGCTCGGTTCATTATTGTGATCATCGCTCATCGTTCGCTGACCAGTCGGCGTGCCGCCAGCCTCTTTCTCCTTGCCGGCATCGCTTTCAGTATTTTCAGCCTGCTCAGTACGCCGCTGCTTAATCTTCTCCACATCAAAGCCTAGCCGCGTCGCTGTTGCGTCCTCAATCTCGCTCGCCATTGCATCAGACATGCGGTCTTTCTGAATCATCGTCGTAAAGGCGTTAAATATCGCGCCAACCACTTCATTATCCAGCTTCTCGAATGCGAAAACCGGATAGCGTGGTTCGTTAAAGTTAATATCAATCAAATCAGCGATGATGTATTGGTTAATGTGAGCCGCCAGCTTATTCATGACGGATTCTAGGCTCATACGGAACATCTTTGCTTGCGTATCGCTCAACGCAAAGCTACCAGTCGAGCTCGTCCCCTGCGAGCCCAGCAGCATAAAATTAGCCAGGAACACTCTTGCCATTTCAGAGTTCTGCCGCTCAATCGATTGGTGCGGATCGCGTCCCTCAGAGTTCAGTACTTCAAGTTCGTAATTTGGCGGCAAAGTCGCCGTTGAATTAACCTTGCCTAAACGACTTAATACGTTCAATACTTTTGACATTACTTTATCATCAGCTTTTGCAAGCGTGTCGCCAGTATTTTTCAATACCTTTGGCTTGATAGCGTCATTTTGCAAAGCAATGCTATCCAGGTATTCCAGCTTCCACTTCTTGTCATAGTTTCGCCAAAGTGCCGTAAATATTGAACGTCCGTAATACTGATCGTATCGTTTGCCTGGTGTGAATAGGAACGTTTTGTAAGCTGGAATGTCCACCGTCGAACCGTCTTCTTGCGTTTGCCTAATTCCTTGATAGCCTTCCTTCAAATCGCTCTGAATCTCCACGCTTCTCGAATCCCGCAGCGCCAGCTTCTTCAACTCGTAGCGGCTTTTATTGAGCCGATACACCTTTTCCCATACTTGAAAACCATCCACTAGTGCCATCATCGACTGGTCGAGGAACAAATTAAACGGCGTTTCAATGCCGCCTTTATAGCTCTCGCTCAGTAAGTTGTTTCGTACGAACTCTGCTTGTGTTTTCGCCTCAGTGCTCTCGTCGGCAGGCTTAATATCGTACTCGCTTGCCAAAATCGGCATAGTCAGAATATTGAATAGCGCCTCGACCGTGCCATCACGCAGCATATCGCGGTAATCGGTGATTTTTCTCGGGCGGTTTAGCTTTATTCTCTCGGCTTCATAGTCCGTAAATACACCAGTACCAGCACTACCAATCTCGCGTAGTCGGCTGCCTGCATTTTTATCGTTATTCTTACCGCTCAAGTTTACCAGCTTCATAATTTCTCCATATAAAATACGACGCCTTTCGCGCGTCATATATACTTACCCTGATTATATCATACTTATACTTAATCCGACCATCCATCGTCATCTAGCTCGTCGTAATAATCACCAGCGGTCTGGAAATCTTTACTCGACATCTGATTCACTCCCTCCACCAACAGCAACCGCACCGCATAAACCATCATGTCCACCATGTCATCGTGCGTGCCCTTCGGAAATTCAATCAGCTGCTCGCGTAGCGCCTGTCCATTCTGAATGTCTTTCACAATGTATATCCTACCAGCCTCAAAGAATCGGCTCACAGCTAACAGTCGCCGCACCTTGTCTTTATCGGGCTTCAAGCCAATGACAGGTAATCCTGCCAGCAAATCCCGAAACACCAGCCCCAGTGCACCTTCCTCTATACCAATCACCTGCGGTTTGTATATTTCATCAAGCTCTCTAACCGTATCAGCAGTTACACTTGGCGAGGTTCGCTGATTGCGTATCGCACGTATGTAGACGTTGCCGTCGGTGTATAGGTCGGCAACACCCATAGCTGTCGGGTCAGCTGTCTGGCGTTCACTAGCGGCGGGGTCAATTGTCAAAACTCTAGCTATCCTAGAGTGTTCATCTGGCACCTGGCTCGGCTTGCACTCTTTAATCCAATCAGGCTTGATGATAGCATCCTCTTCGCTGAATGGCTTGTGCTGATACTCCTGCGCAAAAGCTATGCTGCCTATAAATTCTTGATCGCCAGGGTCATCTCGCATAGCTCTCAACTTCTCTAGACTGCGGTGTTCTGGCCACAAAGCCTGCTCAGTACCGTCCTCCTCTGTAGTGATTGCGTAAAATACTCGTGTTTGCCAGCTCTTGAAAACGTCCTGTTGCTTCATCACCTTATACACGAGGCTGTCAAAGTGAAGAATCGTACCAATAATAACGGCTCGCCCGCCCCTCGCCAGTGCTGGTATCGCCGCCTTAGTAAACCAATGATACAATTTCTGGCGTTGCTCAGCACTCTTGATGTTTTCGTCGTTTTCGATGTCGTCAAATATCATTAGCGTTGGTCGGGTGTGCCTGTGGCGAATACCACGGATTTTCATGCCTGAACCTTTAGCGGCGTATTTAATGCCGTTACTCAACACAAATTCACCATCCTGCCAATCGTCACCTTTCATGTCGCCGAATAGCCATCTGATTTTCGGATTGTCTTCGAACTCATCTTTCAGTGCATTGATGAACTCAGCTGCTTGTGTGTAGGTGTCGCTAATTATCACCACAAACTCTTCCTGCTTAAAGCAACCAGCCCACAACGGATACGTCATATCCACCGTCGTCGATTTAGCATGACCACGGGGCGCGATAACGCCAACTCGTCGGTTATCCTTATTGCTAATCAGGTCCAATATTTCTTTATGAAACGGTGGCGTTTCCAGTGGAAAGTATGGCCGTGCCACAAACCAGCCGAACAGATGAATATTCTCCCGCCGCTTGAATATTGCCAGTAGATAGCGTCGTAGCCTGTCGCGGTCAGTGTTCCAGTATTTGTCGCAAAGCCGCAGAATATCCGCTCTGGTGAGATTATTCAAAGATGGCTGCCTTGAGCTCGTCGTCATCAATGTCACCTTCCTCTTTCGCTCCTCTCAGCTTCAGGTCTCGCTCGTCCCGCCATCCGCAAACATTTTTCATAGTAAAGATAGCAAAGCTCGCCGATGTGGCGCCGCTCAAGCCAATGTCCACAAGGAACTCTCGCTGCAAATCCTTAGCAGTCTCATAGGCTTCGGCGAATTCTGGATGCTCATTACACCAATTTTTCAGAGTATTGCGGTGAACGCCGATTTTGCGCGCAAAGCCTTCAAACCACGGAAAACGCTGTGGCAGGCGGCGCGAGACGTACTTGCCACCTTCAGTGCCAGTTATTTCCTGCTCTCTAATGACTTCCAGCGGTTCAATCGAGAAATAGTCAATGAGTTGCTGGCAATACTCTGGCTTGTATTTCGTCGGCTGTCCTGGCTCTGGCTGTTCAGGTTGTTTTGATGGCTTGACAGGCGGCTTTTTTGGTTTGTCTTTAACAATCCCTCGCAGCTGCTGCTTTGGGGATTTGCGGCTAGACTGCTTGCTGCTTCGCCTGTTCCTGCGCATCATTTTTCTGGTTGCCATGATAATTTCTCCAAATAAAAAAGCGGTTCTTTCGATCCGCAATT